CAGCAGAAAGTTGGTGTGCAGATTTTGTCGTATGGTGCGCCATTCAAGCACAACAATCAGATGTGGTTCTGCATAGTAGTTATTGTCCTGACTTTGAGGCGTGGGCTAAGAAGAATGGATTAGTTGTTCCAGTTGAGTCAGTTCAGGCTAATGATTTAATGCTATTTGATTGGACACACAAAGGAATTGCCGAACATATCGGTATAGCAACAGGAGCGTATAACAAGGCTACCCACTCAGTTCCGACTGTGGAAGGTAATACCGGACAACCGGGAACCAACCAGAGTAACGGCGATGGGGTTTATACCAAGACCAGAGATGTAAGCCTTATCCGGCTTGCCATTAGACCTAAATGGAGAACCGCATGAAAGTAGCACTTCAGACTTACGCCAAATACCTATGCTATTCATTGCTATCAGCAACGGTAGTTATTGGTAAATCACCTTTGAACTTCACCAAGTCAGATTTGGTTCACATTGTTAACGCGGCATGGTTCTCAATCCTGCCAGTAATCGTTAAAGCTCTTAATCCTAAAGACCCATCATTGGGCATCAATAGCAAGTAATGAACAGCGATACTGCAACCATCGTCTATTCCTACACTTTTGTAGGAATAGCGTTGGGTTCTGGGTTGCTATGGGTTGGTAAAAGATGGGCAAAGCATTTATCTCAATCAATCCTTGATCAAGTATTAGAAGCTGTAAAGCCAGTCCATCAATTAGAACGTAATGGTGGATCTTCATTAGCAGATCGAGTAGATCGCATTGAAACACGCCAGATGGAAATGATGGATTTGTTACTTGAAAGATTACAATTATCCACAACCCGAAAGGCTACAAATGGCAGCAAGAAGAAAGCAAGCCCAAGATCTAGACGCGTATAGTCCTTTAGAAGCTTATTGCATTGGCTTGCACGAGTATTACAAAGGCTTACGCAAAGCAGGGTTTTCTATCGAGATTTGCATGGCGTTGCTCATGGACAAGGGTTCATATCCAGATTGGTTACTTCCCAAGCCGGTGACCTTTGACCCGAATAATCCCGACCATACGCCGTATGAGGATGACGAGGACTAATTGAAGAAGATACTCGTAGTTCCAGACTTACAAGTTCCCTACGAGGATGTTAAAGCCGTTAGCAACCTATCAAGATTTATCAAGAAACAAAAATTCGATCAAGTTATCACTATTGGAGATGAAATTGATCTCCCACAAATCTCACGCTGGACTGAAAATACTCCCGGTTGGTATGAGCAAACACTAGCTAGTGATCGAGATCGGGCAGTTGAAGTCCTTTGGGATTTACAGGTTACAGATGTAATCCGGTCCAACCACACCGATCGTCTATATAACGTGATCATGAAGAAGATCCCAGCATTCTTGGCATTGCCAGAACTGCGCTTCGAGAAGTTTATGAAGTTCGATGAACTGGGCATCAAGTATCACAAAAAGCCATTAGAGTTCGCGCCTAACTGGATCGCTATCCATGGAGATCATGGCAGCCTAAATCCACAACCCGGTTTAACGGCCTTAGGACACGCTAGAAGGCATGGAAAGAACGTTGTCTGTGGTCACACCCACCGCGCAGGTCAATCGGCCTTTACAGAGGCTTCTGGGGGTGTTTTAGGGCGTGTTCTGAGAGGCGTTGAGGTTGGTCATCTTATGGACATTAGACAGGCTGGTTACACGCATGGAACTCAAAACTGGCAACAGGCATTCGCGGTGTTTTATGTCGACCGAAACAGGGTTAGTCCAGTATTAACCTATATTGAGAAAGATGGCTCATTTATTTTTGAAGGTAAACGATATGGGTGAATGGGGCATCGTGCTTGATGAGCTTCATGACTTTGAAGCGTTACCAAATCGTTATCAAGTAGGGCGTGTCGGCTGCTTTTACAAGTCGTAGGGATGTGCAACCCTTCAGTTGTGGAGATACCACACAGAAAGGGCTTCAAATGATTTTGTTAACCATTTTGATAACTAATTGCTTTATGGCAGGGCTTGGGTTATTTCTAGGCTATTGGCTTGGTCATCGTGACGGAAAGCGCGAAGGCTGGATCGCTGGTCGATCACTCATGAGAGTTCAGTTGAATGAAGTCAAGTGAAATCTTACTTAGTGCCACAGACATTATTGGCCAACGCGGGTCCGTTTACGGACATCCAAGAGTCAACCAGACTCGAATTGCACTTCGATTGCAGCAACTTCTCGAAATCCCAATCGCAGATTTTACTGCGTGTCTGGCGATGGTCGAAGTTAAGCTTGCAAGGATCCAAGAAAGTCCGAACCACATGGATTCTTATATTGATGCGTGTGCCTACATCGCACTTGCAGGAGAACTCGCATCTGAACCTGACGAAGATTATTAAGCAAAGGGAGATTATCAATGGCATTTAATTTAGATAATTACGAAACAGTAGAAGTCAGGCTGGAGAAGTTTATTAAGGATTTTCCAGATTTTCGCATAGACACAGAATTGGAGAGTTTTGCAAATGATCGATTTATTGTTAAAGCGTATTTATACCGGACTTTCGCAGATGGCGTTGCGTTCTCAACCGGATACGCTGAGGAGAAAATTACTGATCGAGGGGTTAACTCTACTAGCGCGTTGGAGAATTGCGAGACTAGCGCGATTGGCCGGGCACTTGCAAACGCAGGTTATGCAGCTAAAGGAAAACGGCCATCTAGGGAAGAAATGGTTAAGGTCGCGAAAGCGGAAAACGATAAAGCGATACCTGCGCAATTCATAAACACATGGGATCAGTTCATAGAGCCTAAAGAAACAAAGCCAGAAGTTACCCTGGCTGAAGCTGCAAATCTAGTCATGCAAGACATGGATGGATTGCCAGTCTTAACTTGTAAGCATGGTGAACGCAAAGTTAAGGAAGGCTTAAAGAAAGGCACAGGAAGACCATGGAAGGCTGCAATGTGCCAACACCAAGGCGTATTAGGTGGCGATAAAGTCTGCGATCCAGTCTGGTATTTGATCGATCAAGCAAGCGGTAAATGGCGATTGCCAGAGGGAGTTGAATAATGGGTTATGCAGAGCTTCTAAACGAGGATGGACATATCATTCGATTAGGTGAAACCACTATGCCTAGTTGTATCAACTGCAATGAGATACCAGATATAGACGATGTAGTCAGAATTGTTGACATTAGCCCTATACGTTGGAAATGTATTAAATGCGGATGTGTGAGTGACTTCTCAAAGCCGTAAATATCGTGGGTATAAAACTCAACGAATAGTTGCAGACTACTTGCGTCAATGGTGGCCATACGCGGACTCCGTTGGCGCTGGTAGGACTGGATCAGACATTCTAAATGTCCCATTTGATGTTGAAGTTAAGGCCAGAACTGGATTTCAGCCTAAAACGGCGTTAGATCAATTAAAGAGCCGCGAAGAAGGTAAAATTGGATTTGCAGTTCTACGCTTGAATGGACAAGGAGAAGATCCAAAAGATTATTGCGCGTTAATGCGCTTTGAAGATTTAGCAGCTTTGTTGGTTGCTGCTGGATACCATCGACAACAAGTCCAAGAGCCAATCAGATGTGATCAATGTGGATCATGGAAGATTAGCGGTCAGGAGTGTAAGACATGCCAACGTACGAGTTCCAATGCACAGAGCATGGATCATTTGAATCAATAAGATCAATCACATCAGATATTCCAGAATCATTGGAATGCCCTGTATGTGGATTAGCTAGCAATCGCGTCTATTCAACCTTTGGTATTAGCCTTAAAGGTGGTGGTTACTATTCAAGACCTTAAATGTTATATAAAAGATTGCCACGAAACACCAGAATGGTTCATATTCGTTGATGATGAAGATAATGTGTGTTGCGACATTCATGCCGGACCAATAGGAAGTTATGTGGTTACACTATGACAACACGCCATAAAAATACGCTCAAACTTGACAGCGATGGTACGCTACAACGGCTAAAGCCCTTCAGGGGCTTAACGCAAGCCGCATCGCGGATTGCTTGCGTGTTAGCCATCGCTATTGGGA